ACATTGCCGCTCTCAATAAGTCTTAATGCTCTTTCGCTTTTCATCTTATTAAGTCTCGATAACTTGCGTTACGTAATAATGGTTATAATGGTCAATTCTCGTCGTTACTGTAACGAACACATCATCGCGAACTTGTTGATTATATAAGTCAATGCATTGTCCCCCATGTAGCGCAATCTTGCCACTTTCAATCAGTTGCGACATTCTTATTCCGCCACTCTTACCTTTTTTCATAGATTTCAATCACTTTCTGCACTCTATCAGACATGGGGTTAGAAGGAATGGTAAACGCAACGTCCTTAATGCTGATGGAAGGTTTGTTTCTGTCGCCAACCAGTTCAAAAATCTTAAAACGTTTCATATACTACTCCAATAGACATTTTAGGGAAATGTGCGGTGCTTATCCAGTTCGCCGGCCATTGTGTTTCATACACTGCCGTAATCGTCGGAGATAAACCATCTGAGGTCGTCGGTAGTCCGATACGTCGGATGGGGGGTAAATCTATTCTGCCTCATATATATACATCCAACAGCCTTTCGGATAGTGCTTAAGAGTTATATAATCCTTTATTGCTGCGAACTCATACCTTGTATTCAATGTTGGAAAAACAGTGTCCTTGCAGACATTCTGAGGCTTAATTCTACTGAGCAATAAAGAAGTTTTCAAAATCCTCGTTTTTTTCTTCCGGAAGTTTATTCTTTTTGTCATCCTCTTCGAGACTTTTCCTGCAAAATCTTGCAAGCATTTCGTCAGAAAGAAAATACCTCTCGTCAACGTCTTCTTCTAAACAATCGGCAAGGCAAAGTTCAAGTGGAAAAGGCTTTGGAAAATCATAAGATGGATCTGGTTCGTCCAGTGTCCTCAATACAGACACGCAAAATACTCTTTCTCTGTTTTGCGGAACACCATAGTGTTTTGCATTGAGTATCTGCCAGAAATTTGCATATCCATACTTTTCAAGCAATTTCAGCCACTCGTTGAAATACGGCATGAATTTCTTTTGTGTCAGAGCCTTTACATTCTCCATGAGCAGATATTTCGGGCGCTTGATGTCGATGGCTTTTTCACACTCCCAGAGTAGGCTCGACCTTGTCCCGCTACCTTTTGCCAGTCCTGCCTGACGTCCAGCATTGGAAACGCTTTGGCAGGGGAAAGAAAAAGTAAACAAATCGAAATCAGGCACATCCTGCCACATTATCTTAGTAATGTCTCCGTAATTCTTACTCCCGTCAGGGAACAATGCTCTATTTGCGATGACGGCAGGCTGATTGTCTATCTGCTGTTTGCTTTCAGGGTCAAATTCAGCCCATCCTACTCTCACAAAGTCAAAATTGGGATATGTTTCTTTGAGCCTTTTTAACGCTAATGCCTGGCTTGAATAGCCCGCAAAAGCTTCAAATACCCGTAATGGGTTCTTTTTATTGTATACCATTGTTTTATGTGTTACATTACTAAGATAATGATTCATTCTTGTGGTCCGGGGAAGCATCGAACTTCCCAATACCCTTTGACGGCGTAATCTTAAAGCTTGGATGTGAGGGTACTATTTACGGGAGTCGAACCTAACGACCTCACTTGCTACCGAGACTATATCCGCACTTCAAGTTAATAGTACGATGCGCAATCCGTCCGTTTCGGACCATAAGAGCCGCACGCTGACTATGTCCTGCTTTCACTCCTCCCGTACATCAATTCCGGGACTTGGCTATGCGGCTCTCGCCGTCTTTCCGGCTGTCATGTTATGATGATAGAAAAAACGAAGGTTTTTTGCGATGTGCAAAGTGTTAAAATGGGGCATCTTCAGATTCTTCTCCTTTTGCACCAATAGGAGCCGCCGTTCTTTCGGGAATGTCCTGCTTGCTTTCTGCATGGATTACTCTATAGCAGGAAATTCTCGGGTACCATCTGTTATTGTATTCGTTTCCGTCAATATCAATGAATACTGTGAGTTTATCTCCAACACTGATGTTAAAGTTTTTAATTCTTTCCTCACCGAATACCTCAAACGGGACTTTCTTTGGATATTGTCCCTCCGTTTCCAAAACGAAAGTTTGTTTCACCCATGAGCTTCCTCTTTGTGACACACCGCTTTCAGCAGGCATCACGGAAATAATCTTACCTTTAATTTCCATATTTGTTATACTTTTTGTTTATTATTTTCTATCCGACAGAATCGCGTCTACGAGTTCGTCAAAATATTTATCATCGCGGATTGCCTCATCGCGTTCTCCTGTAATACGCGATGCTACAGATTTCTTGTCCATAATCAATTTGAACAAGTATTCGTCGATTGTGTTGTTTCCAATCAATATCCATGAGTTAACGGCGTTTTTCTGGCCGTTCCTCCAACATCTCGCCTCGCACTGCGTTAGGTCGCTGTATGTCCAAGGCTGCTCTACGAACAATTCGTTTGATGATGCCGTAAGGGTTATTCCTACCCCCGCAGACCTTATGGAGCAGATTATAATTCTCCGTTTCCCGCTCTGGAAAGAGTCTATCGCCGCTTGCTTGGCCTGTGCGTTTTGACGTCCTGTTACGCAAACGGCATCCGGGAAAGCTTCTTTTATGGCGTCAACGATTTCGTGGTGTTCGCAGAACACCACAATAGGGTCTGGATTGTCATTCAGAAATTGTATAGTTGCCTGTAGTTTTCCCTTTCCGGCAAGCGTTCTGAGATTCATGAATTTTACCAAAGCCTGAACACGCATTTTCTTCCTGACTTCTGGTTCAGAAAGTTTTTTGTATTCGGAAAGCCATGAACGCAGGTCATTCATGCATAAATCGTACTCACTTTGCACATCATCTGACAAATCCGTCACAATCTTTGAGCGTGTGAGGTCTGGCAAATCCTTTAAGACATCGCTTTTCTCACGTCTGAAATAACATGACTTGTGTATTGCCTCGTTTAACTCCTGAAGATTGCTCCCATCACCGTATGTGTTTATAAACTCAGAATATCCGCCGAACTCATGCATCCTTCCCAAAATTGCTATCTGTGCCGCAATATCTTTAGGGTCATTGACTATCGGAGTTCCCGTCAGTTCAAATATGTGTTCTTTTCCCTGACAGATACCCATAACATATCTCGCAGTAGCCGTAGATGGATTTTTACATCTGTGTGCCTCGTCAAGTATAACGGACTTGAATTGCTTTATGACATCCTGAAAAACTATATCCCTTAGTTTCGCGCCTCTTTCAGCCTTGACAACGAAATATTTTTTTAACGATTCGTAATTTGTGATGATTACATCGTACAAATTCATCTGTCCTATAAAATAAGGGAATGTTGACTTAACCGATTCAGTGAGTACAAGTGGGCGAAGATCCGTCCACATTCTTGTTTCACGCTCCCAGTTTATTTTCAGCGCCGATGGGCATACTATCAGACAAGGTGTAGCCTTTGCTCTTTCAACGGCAATGATTGACTGCATAGTCTTTCCGAGACCGCATGCATCCCCGTTGATTACCCTCTTCATTGATAGCATCTGCTTTATGCCATCTTCTTGAAAACTATACGGTTTTTTATTCGTTGTCATATAAACAAATACATCTTGAATGCAAGTTCTTCGTACTTTTCGCGCCCTCTGGTGTAAATATCGTCCCCGCGGATTATCTTTTTGAAAAAGACGTTTTTCGTCGTCTTAGATACTGCATATATGAAATCTTGATCCGCGCCTGTTATGTCCATATACCATGCTCTTGAGCGGTCCCAATCGACCCAATCTATTTGAGCGACAAACTGCTCGTATGTCGTAGCCGATGTGGTTTTCAAGTCTCCGCCGAAAGTACCAAGCCACCAGTCATACCGGCAACGCACAGGCAAGTTGAAATCATAGCAACCAACATTAAAGTGTTGAGATGCTTTGATAAACGACTTTTGCGTTTCCGCATTTTTGAGTACATAATCAAGAAAAGGGTCACGTTCGGCAGCTTTTCTCAGTTTACCGAGCTGTTTCTTTCCCCAGTCCCATTCTTCTCGCGTGTATTTTTCCTCGTCGACGATGCGCCTGAAATGATTGCATTTCTTCGGTTCAGTGACAAGAGCATCAACGAGCGTCCCAAGATGGAACGCCCGTTTCAGATCTTTTTCGCAGACAAGATTCAACTGTGGATGTAATTTGTACTTAAGAGCCGTCAAATCAGAGTTAGACACCTCTTTCCTGGAATAATAATCATCCATTATTTTGCAACAACATCTTCGACATACCGTATATTTTCATCGATTATCGAAATATCTTCCTTGTTCTTTAGTTTCTCGCAAGTTTTCACCATGAACCCCAACTTCTTTTCAAGACTTTCCAGTGTCATTGTGGCTCCTTCATGCGTCCACCACATCTGTATAATAGCGAGATAACCATTCGGGCTGTCTATCTCAATATGTTGCGTTACTTTTACCTTGTTGGGAGTTGAATTTGCAGGTGTTACGTCAAACAAAGTTCTTGCTTCTCTTTGAGCTTTCCTTATACGCTCTTCATCGGCACGGCGCTGCTGTTCGTCTAACGCTTTTCTTTCGCGCTCTCTTTGAGCTTCTTCCTCGGCGGCCTTCAGTTCAGCTTCACGCAGAAGACGCTCCTCTTCTGCTTTCTTCATTTCAATCTCTTTGCGTTTCCGTTCTTCCTCGGCGGCCTTCAGTTCAGCTTCACGCAGAAGACGCTCCTCTTCGTCCTTTGCCTTTCGCAGTTCTTCTTCTTTGCGTTTCCGTTCTTCCTCGGCACGTTTGGCTTCTTCCTCTTTTCTCTTTCTTTCCTCTTCAAGTTTTTTCTGCTCTTCAAGTTCTGATATTTTTGAGTCAAAGAGGTCCATTATGTCCCGCTTCACGTTAGAAACACAATTCGAATAGGATTCCAGAAGTTCCGCAGATACTTCCTTATATGCATCATTCATTATCTTGCGGGCTTCGCTTTCTTCTATCTCATGTGAGAATGACGGTTTCCTATCTGCAAGATAGTCTGAAAGTTTTATTTTGTCCGGATATTCCGAGATGGCAGTCTTGACTTTTTGTACGTTGTCAAGAGTCAGAAGGCTAAATGTTCTGTTCAGTTCACTAACAGCTCCATTTATTTTTTCTGTAACGATTTGATTGCAGATTGATATAACTTCATCGTGCAATTGGTTTTTTGCTGCTTCTATTCTCGCTATCCTAATTCGCTCTTCTTCGGCTTTCCTCTGCTGTTCAAGTTTATACGCTGCGTATTCATCGCGCCTTTTCTGAAGTTTGTACACAATGCTCTCCTCTGACTTCGGGTCTATAAGAGTCTCCATTGTGGTAAAACCTTTTTTTACCAAGTCAAACACCTGTGTTACAGCACTGCGCCTTTCCTTCATAGCCTTCTGCGTTGCTTTTGCTTTTATGATGAAACTGGCTATTTGTGCATCCAGTTCGTCATTCATGTCATCAGCAAGCGACAAAAGGGTTTCTCCCGCGTTAATGCAATTCTGCAGGGACTTATTGTTTTCGGATATGGCGTTAGTAATGTCCGTCTTGATAGAAGCGACGTTCTTAGTCACCTCTGCGGACTGTTTCATGATAATCTGTATTTTGTCTTCCATAAATTCACGAATTAAAAGGGTCATCTTCCGTATCAACATGCTCTTGATCCGTTGTCTGACTGATTACTTCTTGTTCAAAGTTCTGCTCTGTATCTTTCTCT